TAGAACACACTCGCGGAGAACGTTGGCGACAATGACCCACCTGCACCTGTGAGGGAGAGAGCCGAGAGACCAGCGGAAGCCGTGAGGCCAAGGGATGGTTTCCCAGTGACTTTGATCGTCGCCTCGAACGTTGCCGCTTCTTCCATTTCTGCGTTTGTCGTGGCTTGCGTCACGATGCCGCTAAACGTCCACTCCGCTCCCAAAGTCGAAGGGAAGAGGATAGAAAAGGCCGTAACCGCTCCAGAGTTGAATAGAGTGAAAATTTGATTTTGGCCATTGGTGTCGCTTGGCTCGAAGAATCCTGAAACGGAAACTTCGCCGCCGTCTCGCATGCCTTGAATAAACTCGCGGTACGTGTCAGCAGACTCCAAAGTCGTGACGTCGATCGTGTCGGCTGTCAGGTCAATGCCCGAGACTGACGTGAGACCTGCGATGTGATTGGCACCGATTTTTAGACGCGTGCCGAATGCGTGCTTCGCCATTTTTGTACCTCCTAAAAGTAAAATTCATATTGGATGACGCACCTATATAACTTCGGTTCGTCGTCGTAAAGCTCCACGGGTTCTTGGTAGGTCACATTTTGGATGAAAGGTCCACCTGTGCCGATGACGCGGCTTTGAAACGTCAGAATCTTCGCCATCACCAGTTTCGTGAGGGATTTCATCGTTGTGTAACTCGTCTGCACCACGTGGATTTCGCACGAGACTCTTTTTGAGGCCTCATAGCCCTCTAGGGACTTCTCTTGCAAGCCCTCTGTCGAGACGTAGGCCACATAAGGAGCCGCTAGGAGGGATTGATTCTGACTCCGTGCGAGGAGCGGGAAAACTTTAGAGGCGAGTCCAGATACTGAACTCACCTCGTTACGTAAGGCCTCTTCAAATGTCATGGACTCACCTCATGGCTCTGTCTATGGATTTCCACATCGAGTCGATAATCGTTTTCTCGATTTTGGCTTGATTATCTTGGAGCGCATCTCGCATAAAATAACGCCCGCTTTTGTACTCTCCCCCACGCGTGATAAAGCCGTATTCCTGCGCCGCAGGGTAGTAGCTCCGCTTTCCGTTTTTGGAGACTCTAACGAAAATTTCGTTCATGCTCGAATCCATCGTCACCTGATAAACCGCTTTGCCCCGTCGGCCACGTTCCTTTTTCATGATGATGCCTTTTTTAAGGTTCCCCGTGTCCTCAGGAGCTTTCGATATGGCGGCATCATAGGCGATAGTCATACCTTTTCGTGCGGCAGGAGTCACACCAGGAGCTTTGCCGAGTTCTTTGATGGATTTCCGTAGCTCATCGAGTCCTCGAATTTCTACGTAAGCTTTTCTAGCCATGTCATCACCCCATTGGATGCCGTGAGCAGATCAGCTCAACGATTTCATCGTTTTTGGAGTAGGTTCGAACGATGTAATACACTTTTGAGTCATACTCAAGCCTCGTCTCGTTGTCGTAGTCGATAAAGCGGACCACAAACATGACCTCGGGACGTATCCCTTGAGCGTGGGCTTGGTAAAACTCACTTTGGCGAATGGATTTTTTGTTCGCGAACACTGTTCTCTTAGCAGGAGTGCCGTCGAGATACTCCCCTAATGAGTTCTGAGTCTGCACAGTCGTGATCAGGTCTACAACGTCTCTCCACAGCATCAGCTCACCACCATTGCCACAGAAACTGTCGCGTCAGCGGACACATCAACCTCACCGTTGACCGTGGTGTAGTTTTCTTTGGTGACGACATACTTCTGATTCTGATTAGGTTGCACCCCGAGGAACACAGCCTGACCCGATGCGTTGGTGATTCGCTTCTGCCCCTGAAACTCCACCGTTGCATCCGCGAGCGCGCCCGAGGACGTCACTGAAAAGGTGATGGTGTATCCGTTGTATTTTCTCACCAAGGCGAGAGCCGACTTCTGTGAGGCGTAGGATGCCATCAGTTTCTCGGAGTCAGGGTTGTCCCAGCCAAATTGAGCTTTTACGTACGTAATAATGGCGTTTCTGACGAGTGGGTCAGTGTCCACGACCTTTTCTGGGACAATGGAAAATATTTTCAAATCCTCTTCGGCAGCTGAGATGAGATTTGAAATCTCTGTGTCAAAGGCCGAGGAGGAGATTCGTAAGACTTTTTTGACGTCAGCGAGAAAAGTCATACTAGACCACCAGGTAGACGTCTACCTTCGACCCGTTGAGTGCTGTATTGAGGTCAAACGTGTTGCTCTCCAAGACGGTTGCCGATGTTGTGACGGTCGGCAAAGTGCCTTCGCGCACGTTGTTGTGATAAGCCAACAAAACACTGTTGTGAGCGAGTTTATAAGGGATTCCAAGGACTTCGCCGAAGCCTATCGCTGTCGTCGCTCCTGTGCCGTCATGGGCAGGGATGGTTACCTTGGTGACGGTGCGGAATGCTTTCGCGCCTGCAACAGTCCCTGCGGTATCGACCGTAAACGCTGGCAAGGTTTCAGTGATAGTTTCGTTGTCCATGTTCGTACCCTCGATGATGACCTGAATCGCTTTGATGTCACCAGCTGTGCCGCCTGCTGTGGCTGTGATGTTCCGAGCATAGGCGGGGTTTGTGATGCCTGTAGTGATGACTTGCGTCAAAGCTGTCGATGTGACTGCCGCAAGGACTGCTGTGGTATTGGCGACAACTGCCGAAGCCGCAGGGACTTCGATATGAGCGATGTAACCGCGATCAACGTCAGATAGACCGTCAGTTTTGAGATTTGTATTTTTCGGATTGATGCCGATTCTGACCATATGCCACCTCCATAAAAATAGGGAGCCGAAGCTCCCCTGAATTAAGCTCGTTTTACTCTTAAGAAGCCGTTTTTCGCCGTCACGTTTCCGCCTGCGAAGATGCTACCACGATGTGCGATGTTGCCATTTTTGAATTGATAATCCATGGAGCGCTCGACTGTGATTGGGCTGAAAACTGTCATGGTGTAGTTCGAAAGCGAACCGTAAGCCATGAGATACTGACCAGTTGTCGCAGTTGCAGTCGCCTTGCACTCACTGTTGATGATGTACGGTACTCCGTCGATGGTGCCAGTGTTGCCATTGTTGGTGACGTTGTAGATTTTCTCGCCGTCATTTGTGCGTAGAGTGGCGAATTTCTTCAAGTCCAACTTGTTGAGGATAAGCACCGCAGTCCCCTCAACGTCCTCAGTGCCACCGTAGGAGTAGATGATCTCATCAAGAGTCGTCTCGTCGATGTCAGTGACGGAGATGTCAGTTGCCGCGTCGATTGCAGTCGCGTTGGCCGAGAAAATCCCAGTGAAAGTGTTTGTTGTGCCTGCGCCGATCAAGATTTGGCGAGTGATACGCTTGCGAAGAGCGATGGTGATGCCGTTTACGACTTCTGCGTCATAGTTGGCTAGAGGCAACTTGATGACTTCCTCGGTGTCCTCTGCATAGGCGGTGATTTTGGCTTTATTAATCGTTGCATAGTTAAAAGTCGGCTCAGCAGTAGTGTAGTTGGCTTCCTCAGCTGTGTAGCCGCCTTCTCCATAGCCTGTGATGTATGGTTGACGGAAAGTTTCGCCGCCAAGTAACACTCTCACGCCTACACGGTCAAGCAAAGTCGAAACTTCGTTGAAAGTAGGCTTCAGGTCTGGTGCGTCGTAGCGTGGCAGAATCACGTTGTTCGAGAGAGTCACCGAACGCTTTTCGATTAGCTCGCGTCCGCGTTGCTCAGAAGCTTTGCGAATTTCCATGTCTTTGTCCATAATGTCATCTCCTGGTTTGTCAATTTTGCGTGTTTCCACTTCTCCCGAAGCCACCGCGCTAATCAAAGCCGCACGCTTCTGGATTTTCTCCTCTTGAGCTTCAAGGTCGCGAAGCTCCACTTCAAGGGCAGTCAAATCCGCATCGTCTTGCTCAAGCATGGAGCGGATTTCTAGTTTTCTTGCCTTTATTTGCTCGATTGTCATTTTGAACCTCCTAGAAATAAGTTTTCAAAAGCAACTTCCGTCGCAATTGGGCATCCTCCGATGCTTTGCGTTCCTTTTCGGCCTCCACCTCGAAGAAACTCCTTGCAGAAATAGAAGTGGTATCATAAGCGGGCGTTTCAACCGCCGCGACATCCCATAATTTTTTGATTCCCCTGATTTTGCGGGTTCTGGTCTTTTTGTCGTAGGCATCTTCCCCGACAGTAAAAGCAAAAGACATCTTGTCGATGTCTCCTCTTTTTATAAGCTCATATAAGTCCTTGCCCGCGGTTGTTTTCGCTAAGTTGGCTTGTATAAACAGCCCTTGGTCATCTGGCACGAGTCTCAAAGTCTTGCTACGAGTTCTTGCCATGATCATCACGTGGTCAGAGTGATTGTACTTAAACGGCACGTCTGTCAGGTCTGCGTTGTCCAACGCTCCCCGCTCGATGACCTCTGAGTACTCAACCCCGTCGATTTCATAAAGGACTGTGGGAGAGTCGAATTTGAGTGCGTAGCCCTCCACAATCATCTGCTCATCCTCGATGTCAAGTGACCTGATCTCCATTGTCAGTCTGCGTTCCTTGTCCATTTGGCTCACCTCCTATAGTGGCTGTGTCTAGGCGTCTCACGGGTTGGTCTCCACCTTCCACGGGCGCCCAGTTGAAAATCTCTCGCCATTCGTTTGGTGTCATCGCCCCGCGATCCACCATGGCTAAGAATTGTAGTTTCGTTTGATTGCTGGCGTACTGTAATCGATTGCCTTCGAAGATGATTTCGTTCCCAAAACCCTGCTCGCGGTTGGTGAAAAGTTGGTTCGTGAACGCAAGGCTCATCTGGATGGCCAGAGGCTCGATGACTGACTCGTAAAAAGAGCCGAATTCCTCCTCCGAGAAATTTGACTTGACGATTTTTTCGTTGACCCCGAAAAATCGGTAGACTTTTGAATCTCTGAGCTCCATTTGCTTGGCGTCCACCATCTTCGGCTCGTTTTTTAACTCGACATAGTCCGCCTTATTATCAATCGCCGCGATCCCGCCTTGATTGGTGACTGTGAGATAATCCTCCACAAACTTGT